CGGTTATTGTCGTATACATGCATACTTTGGTGTCCATAATCACCAGTAGTTGCTTGTTTATGTCCGATTGAACTGGCAACGCCTAGTGGGACAGCTCCTAAATCCATATGTTTGGATTCCATGAATTCACCGGGCATCATAGTGGCAGGATTATGAGTAGTTGCATTTCCGACATAGGATGCGGTTGTTTCCGTACGAGAGACATCTTTCATTAATGGAATACTATGCATCATTGGTCCTTTTTCCACTCCAGTAGTTGTAAAATATCGTTCAGGACCATGTTCCCATGCACGGTCAACACCGTTTTTCTCTACTTTACCGATGGAACCCATATTCTTTGTCATATGTCCAGCTGGACCTTCGTGACCCAGTAAACCAATACCACCAGCACGTTGATTATTATCGACACGTAATTCATCTACGGTTTTGGGCATCCATGCTTCTCTCATTTCCATACCAGAATTGAATCCACCGGAACCTGCATTGGAAGAACCACCTAAACCTAATCCAGGACCAACTTGTTGGGATTCGAATGGTTTCATATTTGCCATACGCATACTTGGATTGACACGATCCTGAAAGAAATCGTTTTGGTTTGGTGCACCATGTGGATGATGAAAATTCTCTCCTGGAGAGAACAAGGGGGATGTCTCGGTTTTCTTAATGATTTGTGTTCCGGAACCTACATAATTGTCTAATGTACTTTCCATGGAATCTGCTTCCAAGATAGATGACCGATTCTTTGAACCAAAGTAAGGAGTCATATTATTATGTTCGAAATAGGTACTATTTACGGTTTCGCCAGTCATGCTTTTAAAGGTTTGTCCGGCTACTTCTTTGTAGGTGTTTTGGTTAAAGTATTTGTCAGTATAAACCGAAGGACTATCGAATTCATTATCTACGGTTAATTTGGAAGTACGGTCTAACTCTTGGGTGGTAGGATTGATAGGATATTCTTCTGGATAATTACGATTGGGTAAATTCGTATTGGGTAGTTCAGTAGTACGTGAAGGTGGTTTGTATCCGGTAGATTGGAAATTTTCAGTTGGGGTATTTTGTACAGTAGATTGTTGATTACGGTCTCTCGATGCAATGAAAAGTCCACTTAATGCAATGAGTGGGATAGCTATTTCCATGGTGTATTATTAGTATTCTATGGTATTGTATTATATTGTACTATCAATAATATTTGGTATAAACAATTATATATATATCAGATATCATTTTCTGGGTGTATGTTACACAAAATAGTATATGTGCCGAATGGGTCTGTCGTATATATTTTTACAGATTTATGGAAGAGATGATGGAGGAAGTATAGGATTGAAATTGTCTTTTTCTAAAAGACGTGTGGAGACTTCAGTAGGAAAAGATGTTTCTAAATGGGTAATTGCTTGAGGGTCAATCCATGGCATTTCCCATCTCTCGAATGCTTTTCCTTTATAAGTCCATGCCGGATGACTTACGCGTGATTCTTCTACATAAGTGGATTGTGTGGTATAACCACCAAGGAGGGGAATACTAGAACGGGATGCGGTAAGTTGACCTTGTTTATAGTGGTTTTCCTGTACAGAATCACGGTTTAATGTTCGTCCAAGATTACGGAATTCGCTTTCAAGGTCGACGGTATTGGTCTGTAAATTTGCACCCCAATGTTGTAAACGAATGTTCGGGTCTTCTAAAAATGGCATATGAATGCCTTGACCTGGACGATTGATTTGATATCTGCCTAAATAAGTAGATTCCTGCAATTGCTTTTGCATATGAACTGGGTCATTTCGTAATCTAGTAGATGCCATGATAACACGTTTGATGTATATATGTATAATCTATAATCTATAACCTATAATCTATACTGTATAAAAAACTCATCGTTCATCGTTTATCGTAATCCAATCAGTACAAAAATAGGGGTGGAACGTATAGAACGGGCATCTGTACAGTTATATAGACTTACATTACCGCCGATGATTGGTACATAATTGTGTTGACTGTAATAATTCAATGTTTCTAATGTACTGCTTAATTCATGTAATTTGTCTCGTGGATGTCCATAATTGAGACAATTAATGACAGCCATAGGTATCCCGTTTTGTTTGGTCATGATTTTGTGCATGGTAGTAATATTTTCTCCCCAGGTGACAATGAGTTCACGATTGATTTCGGGTAAATTCAGTACAGAATAATCTTTGATGCCCTTATGTGAATCGTCTGGATGATTATGTTCATCGTATACCGTACGATTACCAATTGTAGAATCATATTGTTTACGTAATTCGCTGACATCTAATTTTTTGGGATAATTTCGAAAGGATAATTCACTACTACGAGGTGTCCATTCTTGTATGACATCTTTCCGTTGTTTCATTGGTTCTGTATAAAGAAATACATCTTCGTAAAACACATTGTACATACCATCATTGGTGATTTCGCCGATAGTGCAATATTCTAAATCCCATTTCCGGAATATTTCGAAAATGGCTTTTTCTTGTTCTTTATCTGCAACAATAAGCATGCGTTCTTGAGATTCTGACATGAGAATATCTGCAGGTTCCATTTGGTATTTTGTAGGAACCCGGTCTAAATGGATAATACCTCCTAAATTCCGTTTCGTTTTCTCTCGTCCACGGCTGATTACTTCATATGTTGCACATAATAAACCACCGGCACCCATATCTTGCATACCAATTGCAAGTTTGTTTTCCGCGATTTCGAGACATGCTTCTAATAATAATTTTTCGAGGAATGGGTCACTCTTTTGGATGGTTTTTTCCATTTCAGCGAGATTTTGTGTACTGGCAAATGTATTGGATGCCATCGCTGCGCCACCAACGCCTTCGTATCCAGTTTTACTTCCGACATAAATCAAGGATTGTGTCTCGCATGTTCCTCTTCCATAGACAATATGTTCTTTTTTCATTATTCCGAGACATGCAACATTGACTAATGGGTTTGTATTGTATGATTGATGTACGTAACAATCACCGCCAATATTCGCGACACCAACGCAATTGCCATAATAAGAAATTCCTTTTACTGCATTCTGTAAAAGATTGGCGCTATTACTATCGACACCGAACCGTAAGAAATCGAGGATGGCAATTGGTCGTGCACCCATGGTAAATATGTCTCGTATAATGCCACCAACACCAGTGGCAGCGCCTTCAAATGGATTAATAAAAGTAGGATGATTATGACTTTCGATACGTGCGGCGATACAATAATCATTTCCAATATCGATAATCCCTGCGTTTTCACCTGGACCTTGTACAACCCAATCCTCTTTGGTGTGTAATTGTTTTAAGAATTTCCGTGTAGATTTGTAAGAGATATGTTCGCTATCCATTAAATCGTGGATTCTGTACGGGATTTTGACGATTTGGTCCATTAGCATGAAACCGCGGGTTTTCATGAGAGAAGAAGGAAAGAGCATATTATAGAGGATGGCTTTATAATCGGAATTATTACGTTCAGGATGTGGCATCATACCGAATACCGTTCTCTCGGTATTGCATATTCCAGCGATATTATCAAGGGAATTTATTTCGTATGCACCATTGTCTACAGAATCACCAGAATACTGTAAAATGATTTGATTATGTTTGTGCAAAGATTCCAATGCATCGGTTGGATTGGGAGTATGTTCGAGAGAGAAACGTCCGTAAGAATTCGCAACATATAAATCTGTAAAATAATTATTGGTTGGTCCATATGGCAATGGGACAATACATTTCACTTTTTTACAAGTGAATGTCTCGTTTTCATTTAATAATAATTTTCCGGGTAATAATTCCAATTCGATTAATATTTGGAATCCATTGCATATACCCAATATCGGAATTTTACGTTGAGCAGCTTCGTAAATAATTGTTCTTACAGGAGACATTGCTGCCATTTTCCCTGGCGCAATAGAATATGACCCTGTCGCAGTATTATATGTACGGTCACCATATGCGAATCCACCAGGAATGACTAGTAAACGAATATTATCTGGGAAAGTGGTTTCTTTATGCCAAATGTAAAAACTATTGGGGAAATACTGTAAAGCATCAATATCACAATTCGAACCAGGGAAACGTATAATACCAATGCGCATGATAATCGAATCAATGTATTGAGATGCATGTATCCGAATATTTATACATTTTTTTGTGCTGTTGTAATTTCAATGCGGCTTGAATTAATCCTTTGAATAATGGATGTGGTTGGAAAGGAGTTGAATTGAATTCCGGATGAAATTGGCATGCAATGAAAAATGGATGTGAAGGGATTTCTACGATTTCTGGTAATTTTCCATCAGGAGATAAACCTGTAAAATACATGCCGTTTTTTTCAAATTCATCAATGTATTCGATATTAACTTCATATCGATGCCGATGTCTCTCATATATTTTGTCTAAATTGCCGTACAAATAATGTGAACGTGAATGTGCGGATAACCGTGTTGGATAACTTCCAAGACGGAGTGTCCCGCCCAAATCGTCGTTTGCGGTTCGTGTCTGTATGACATTATTTTCTTGTTTCCATTCAGTCATTAAATCGACAATACATTCTGAACGGGGTTCATCCGATGATTGTGTCTGATGCAATGTGTCATTTGTTGTACAGAATTCTCTCGAAGTTGCATATGGTTTACCTAATATATGTCTCGCAAATTCAATAACAGATAATTGCATTCCGAGACAAATCCCAAAGAATGGTTTAGAATATGTACGGCAATATTCAATTACAGAAATGATTTCTTCAATACCAGATGTACCAAATCCACCAGGAACTAATACACAATCTACTGCAATAAGAACGTCTATGATATTTTTTGGTAGGTTACGTGCATTAATAAATTGGATATCTACATGGGTATCATAAAACCATCCGGCATGGCGTATTGCTTCGTTAACGGAACAATATGCATCTTCTAATTCTACATATTTACCGACTAATGCTAATTTGATGGTACGTTTTACTGTAGAAATCCGTTGACATAGATTATTCCATTTTAGAAAAGTGGGTGATGTAGAAGATGATACGAGAGAAACCAATTGGAGTTTTGTTTGTAAATTCTGTAAAAATCCTTCTTTTATGTATTCTAATGGAACTTGATAAATGGATGAGACATTATATGCAGGGATGATATTATGTGGTTTTATATTCCCATACAAGCAGATTTTCCGTTTGACTTCGTCATCAATCAAATGTTCAGACCGTAAAAAAATAGTGTCGGCTTGTAATCCAATGGATAATAGTTGTCTCAATCCGATTTGGGTTGGTTTCGTTTTCAGTTCTTTGGAAGCTTCATAATAGACTAAATAGGAGAGAAAACATATCATCACATCTTCGGGAGCGTTTTCTTGTTTTATTTGTCGGATTGTCTCGAAAAATGCATTGGCTTCATAATCGCCTGCACTTCCGCCGATTTCGCAAATGATGATATCATATTTATGTTGGTCAGTATAAATGAATTCTTTAATCATATTGGTGAAATGTGGTAACATGGTGATAGTTTTCCCCAAGAAATCACCACGGCGTTCTTGTTGTAATAATTTGTACAGTAATTTTCCAGAAGATGTACTATTAGATTCTTGTACAAGAATATCGGCGAATCTCTCGTAATATCCTAAATCTAAATCGGTTTCACCGCCATCTTGGGTGACATAGACTTCTCCGTGTTCGATTGGATTTAATGTACCTGGGTCAACATTCAAATATGGGTCTAGTTTTTTTACAGTAATACGATTATAACCGATTTCCTTTAAGATTGCAGCAATGGATGCACTTGTGACACCTTTTCCTAATCCAGAAATAACTCCGCCTAATACAAAAATATATTTGGTCATATGTTTTCTGTAAAAAAAGGAGTGTGTGTAATTATATGTGTCACTGTAAAAACATGTTCAAATATATTTTTACAGTGTTTCTTTCCGTAGAATTGATGGATGGGTGGATGGATGGATGGATTATTTGTGGAAATTGTCATACGAGATTCAATTGTGCATGTTTACAGCATCCATATGAACGACGGTGATATTGGGTAATTCCGTGTTGGTCGATTCCTTGTAGATGTTTCTTGGTTCCATAACCCATGTGTGTATTCATGCCATATCTCTCGACTAATTGAGGATGTTTTCTACAGAGTTCCTGAATATGTTCGTCATGTGCAACTTTGGCTAAAATGGATGCTGCGGCAATGGCTAAATATTGGTTATCCCCACCAATGACTTTTGTGTGGGGAATTTCTGTATATTCTTCTGTAGAATCATCATAATGCATACATGGTACAAAATCATCGCCATCAATAAGCGCAAAGAATTCATGGTCATAATCTATTAGTTCACTCGGATTCTCACTATTCATGGGGGATTTTGTAGCCATATATGCTAATATATTTTTACGGTTTTCTAAAATGCAATGTCGCATACCCTGTAAAACAGCTTGTCGGATATTAATTTTGTCGATGACATTGGGTTCGGCATAGTAAACATGATATGTGAGAGCATGTTCCTTGATGTATTCTGCCATTTCAGTACGTTTTTTAGCACTTAATTTTTTACTGTCTCGAATATTGGATGGGTCAATGGAACCATCTTTAGGTAAAATGACTCCAGCAACATATAATCTCCCAAATAATGGACCACGACCTGCTTCATCAATACCAATTTCGAATTTGTTTCGTTCGTTGTAAATAAGTTGAAGTGGTGGTTTTTGAGGTTTAGGTGCTTTTGGTTCTTTGGGTGCTTTTGGCTTTTTCTCTGTAGAAGATGTTTTCGTTTTGGATGATGCGTTTGTTTGGATAGACCCAGATGATTCTTTAGTAATAAGTTCCGATTGTGGTTCTAGTTCGGTTTCTGTGGATGATTTGGTTGTAGTTGTAGTAGAGGATGTACGATAGTCATAATCGGCAAGATTGATGACGATTTTTTTCCCGATAGATTTCATCATACT